GAATCTACCATAATTAGAAAGTATAAATAATAACTGTAGCAACTGACTTGACAAATGTTTAAGGACTTAAAAGAATATCAGGAAATAACACAACTCTATCATGACTCTGTGAACATTTCTGAAGAACAAAGGGCGATTAATAAAATATTCATTGAAGAGGGTTTTACTCTAGAAGAGATAGAATATCTAGAGGAGAATTTTGATGAGTTATGGGAAAATGAATTAGCAGCACTTACTGAAGACTATGTGGCTGAAAACCTGAGTCAAGAAAATCTAAATGAAGAACAAATAAACGAAATATTGGGATTGATGACAGGTGCAAAATTAGCAATGAAAGCTAATAAAGGTTTGACAAAACTTGCTAAAAAAGCAGCACCAGCAATCAAAAAAGGATTAAGTGCTGCAAAAACAGGAATCAAAGATACTGCAAAAGGTGCAATGTCAGTTGGAAAGAGTGCACTTAAAAAAGTTGGTGGTGCACTTAAGAAAGCAGCACCTATCGCAGCTAAGCTTGCACTTCCACTTGGTGCTGGTGCAGCCCTTGTCGGTGGTATTAATGCCTTGAGAAAAAGAGGTAAGAGTGAGAGAGAGGCTGAAAATAAAAAAACAGAAGTAAAACCTCCTGTACAAATTGGTGGTGGTAACGCTGGTGGTTCCACAGATTCAGGTGGAACTGCAGGTGGTAGTAAACAAGAAACCAAACCAGAAGTAAAACCAGATCCACCTAAACAGCCAGAACCACCTAAACAGACTGAGACAAAACCAAAGAAAAAGATGCATTCTATTGAAAAGAAAAATAGGGCAAGATTTGGTGATGAAAAGGTTGATAAATTAAAATCAAAACAAGTCGACTTCAAAAAAATGAGAAAAGGAGAAATGTCTAAGGCAGATTTTATAAAAGCCTATCCAAACTCAATTACTGCACAGAGATCAAAAGGTCTAAGAGATCATACTGAATGGGATGCTTATGACATGGTTCTTGAATACCTATTCTCAACAGAGCAAGTTTCATCACTTGAGGAAGCAAACTATGTCATGATGGAGATGGATCAAGAAACAATCGGTTCTATCGTATCTGAAGTTAGGTATGTTTTAGATGAGGGTTTTGTTGATAACCTTAAATCTGGTTTCAACAAAGTGAAAACAACTGCTAGTAATCTAAAAGATAAGGTTGTGAGCAAAGGAAAAGAGGTTATTAGTAACGTAAAGAATAAGGTTGATGTAGCTCAGAAAACAATTAACCCTGCAAGTAAAGAGAACAAGAAGATTAGGGAGAAGCAAGCAATCCAGAAGGATGCTAGTTCTAGTGCTAAAGAAAAGCTAGTTGCTAAGTCTCAGGAGAGTGCTTATAAGAGAAAACGTGCAAATAAATCCATTGCTGACGTTAAAGCAGAAAACAAAGCTAAGATGATAGCAAATGCAAAGGCAAGGAATGAAAAATTCCAGAAAGATAAAATGAAAAAATAATGAAAACTTTTCAACAATTCCAAGAAGAGGTAAAGACAATCACCGAAATTAAAAAGAGGTTGATTGGTGCTGCTCTTCTTGCCACTCCTTTTCTAATGCAAAAAGTTAAGGATAAGTTTGATCCTATTCAAAAACTAAGGGATAAAAAACAAACTGAAAAACAAAAAGACTATGAGGCAAAGACTGGAACCACTAAACAAGATGGTTACTTCTATGATCCTACAGTGAATAGAAAGTAGTTATGAAAACTATTATTAATCGTGCTGACATCATCGGTGGTCTAAAGTCAGTTAAACTTGCAAAACAGAATCCTCAGAACTATCAACCTGGAGTTGGTGTGTCTGAGGATTTTGAGTTACTATATAATTACAAAAAATAGTTATTATGAAAATTGATACCCAAGGAATGTCCTATGGGACAGGTAAGGGGAATGGTACAAGTATTGAAGAACAACGTGCTGCACTCCCTGATGTTATACCCAAAAAGATTAATTTAATATCTGATGCTTTGAAGGAAGAGTTAAAAGATATTATTAACGAAGTATTGGATGAAAGAGAGTTAGAAAAGAAGATGAATGGTCCGTATGATTTTCCTGACGATTTGTTATAATTGATACTAAAAGTATATAAATAAAGTGCCTTTAGGTGCTATATGCTATCAAAATACGACAAACTATCAATCCATCGAAATCCATTCAGAGAATACTCCAAACCAATCGAATACAACTACAACAAATCAAAATACTCTCAGCTTAGAATTTATTTTAAGTGTGAGAGTTTTTATTTTAAATCTAAGGAACTTGAGGAACAAAAGGAGTAAGAGGTGCTTCTGATGGATAAGTAACTGGATGTTTTACAATTACAACTCCTTCAATCACTCTTTCTACAACACCATTAGAATCCGTTAACATTAACTCGTAAAAATATTTACCGTCTGCAATATTTGCTGTCTGTGTTGATGTTAATGATATTCTAACTTTACCGAGTGCTCTATTTGTAAATGCTAAATTAAAAGCTGTCAAACCTCCGAGATTTAGAGTTCTTTGCATTTTACAAGTGCCAGTAAAACCTGTTAAATCTTTGGCACTATTAGATTGACTGTCTTCAAGTATGAAGGTTTGCTCAAAGTCAGTGTGCTTGTATATTATTAAATTAGTGCTAAAGACTGCCATATATTTTTATTTTTATTTATGGTGAACCAAAATAATGTACGTGAGTGTTAATACCAGATCTTACAAGTGCATTACCTTCGACTGCAACAAATTTGAATCCACTAGGACGAGTTAGTATTATATCATATACATGTCGACCACCTTGGAGAAATTCCGTAATAGTGCTTGCTATTGATATATTAATTAATCCTTGAGTAGCATTTACAATACCAACCTGTATATCTGCAAAACGAGGATTTGCAGGATGTTTTCTTAACTGTGACTGTGCAGTAAAACCTGTCAAATCAACGACACCAGAACCATCAGCACTTAACAGTGTTAAATCTTCGCTAAAAGTCTCACCAACATTAATACTTATGTTTTTTCTGTAAACAGTCATTTATATAATCGTTTATTGATATTTATGGATATATAGTTATGAATGTGTTATAATATGATTACTATTTTGGAAGTCGATTATGAAAACCCTTGGATATACGAAGGTCGTCCTTTTACCTCTGATGATATTGGCGATTACTACGGGTTCGTCTATTGCATCACAAATACCTCCACGGGACAGAAATACATTGGAAGAAAGTACTTCGTGCAGAAGAGAAAACCAAAAGGAGGAAAGAGAAGGGTCACAAGTGAGTCTGACTGGAAAAAGTATTACGGAAGCTCTGACGAACTTAAACGAGACATTAAAGAGAATGGAAGAGATACTTTCAACAGAGAGATCCTCTCTCTCCACACAACTCTTGGAAAAGTAAACTACGAAGAGACAAAACAACTGTTCCTACACAATGTGTTGATGGAAGCACTTGACGACGGGAGACCAATGTATTATAATAGCAACATACTCGGACGCTATATGCGTAAGGATTATGGACAGTTTCACGAAAAATCTTAGAACTACTTACGATTGGTCAATAGACCGAATGAACGAATTATGCACTGATGGTGATATTGAACAACTTAAAGATGCTGTTTCGATACGTCAGGAATTTGCAGAGTGGTTACTTCGTGAAGATAAGAGTGTTAATCACGATATCGTTTCTCTTGAATATATGGGAGAGGGTAGCGAGTATGATATATAATTTAATTAAATAGTATTATGTTACAGAAAATTGTAAATGGAATCGCTATTGCAAGTGGTGTTGTATCTCTCACCGTTGTTGGTCTTGGTGGTTACGTATTCATACGCAAGGATGCGATTATCGACAACATCAAAAGCAAGGTAATGGAATCAGTATTACCAGGTGGAATTGGTGGAGCAATTAGTGGTGGTGGTACACTTAAAGGAGGTCTAGGTTTACCTGCACCATCAAATCCTATGGCATCACCTACTGAACCCACAGCACCAGAATCACCCGTACCATTCGGATTTTAAGGATTAAGTGTCTATATATAATATAGACATTCTGATCCCATGGCTGAAGCAGTTAAAAAAGAAGAAGTAAAATCTAAAGGTCCTATAGGTAAACTTAAAGAGTTATCTGAGGATAAAGAAGAGCAGATGGCAATCCTGAGTACTTTTGTAAGACTTGGGATTTTAATCTGGGCAGGTGGAATATTAACATTAAATTACGTTACTTTTCCTGGTATGACAGAGCAGGACAAGATTGATCCAACCTTCATAGCTTCGGTCTTTACAGGGGTTCTAGCTACATTTGGTGTCGAGGCAGGAAAGAATAAAGGTAAATCAGCAGCAGGTGGTGGTGCAAATATATCGAAGAAAGATATGGAGATGCTTATAGAGAAAGCAACTCAAGCAGCACCCGCACAGACAATAAGATTAGAGCAAGCACCGATGGTTATATCACCTGGTAATGCTCCCAAGAAAGGATAATGGAAAAGAAAGAAGTGAAATGGGGTAAATGGTTCGCCTTGGGATTGGGTGGACTAATTGGAATATCTCACATTGGTATGATAGGTTCTTTATCAAATCGTCAAAGTAAATTACCAAGTATCAACTTACCAGTTGGTCCTTATACATCATATGAAGCAGAAG